CTGTAATTTTGGAGCCTGGTATATCCTAATTGTTTTGCGCGTCTGACTCTTCCAACATGATCAAGCGCATTATAGGCGGCTATTTCCTGGTCAATATCAATTTTGGCACTGGCTAATATCCATTTACCCATCAGCGGCCGAAGCCTTTGTCTCCTTAAACCACCTCTAAAACTTTCGATATCTAAACGAACTGCACAAATTTATCGAACAGTTGCTCTTTATGGAAAGTGTTACGTTTTGTCACGAGTTGACCGGAAATTCCGGATAACTGGTTGACAATAGGGTGACAATGAAAGTGTGACGGGTTGCCACAAATCTATTTAATCAAACTCCGGAAAGCCTTGTTAGCTGTAGCGGTATCCTGGAGCTTCATGACGTCGCCATTTTTAAAGACATATTCCATATACATATCCCAGGGCATGGTGGCGATCCCGCCGACTCCCCATAAAAACTTCCCCCAGGAGTTGTCGTACTCAATTCCGACTGAATTGTAGCCCTGCTGGCAGACGTCATGGCCGCCATCAGACCGCCCGGAGGGATCAGGGAAGACAGAAAACCTGTTCATCCAGCGGTTATCCCAGGCCGAGGCCGACGTTATCGGCCCGAAAAGGAAAATGGCCTGCTTGATCTGCTCAATCGAAAGGTCCGGTGTCAGCCTCCAGTAGGCGCCGAGCTTATACCGTCCGTCAAATCCGACTTCCGTTTTGGGAGAGAAGAGCTTTTCCCAGCAGGTAGGCGACCGGCCGGCGACCGGCATGCCTTTGTGGAGCATGATGTCGCAGCACACTTTAGGATAGGTCCCCTCTCCGGGGTAGAAGTCGTTGCGTTTGCATTCCATGTACAAAGAATGCGGGTCGAAGCGCGGGGCCGGGGCTCCTTCAAGTCTCTCCTGAATTAACCTGGCTAAAGTATGGGCGTAGGCCACGCATTCCGAGGTCCCGCCCTGATCCATGATGTCGGGGTCCGGGACGCAGCGGTATGACTCAGGGGCCTTGACGGGAGGCAGGGCGGCGAGGAGGTCCTTGACCAGCAGGTCCCGGTCGTCGGGTTTATCTTTTACCCAGCCTGATAGGCTTCTAATCATGGGTCCACCTCCAGCGATGTAGCCAGACCCTGCCGGCTGATCGCTGTGATAGTGACATTCTTGGCGCCGGGGGGGATTCCAATAGAGTGGAGCGTGCTATATTCCGGCTCCAGGGAACTTGTAGAGCACATATTCCCTTCGCAGTAGGTCACCTTGCACTGGGATTCTTGGTTCGTCTCCCAGCTCAGACAGGCACACCCATAATCATCGAGCACCTTAACATTGGTGATCTGCAAGGGTGCGCAGGAAAAGAAGAGGGCTGCCAGAAGCAGCCCTCCGAGAACGAATCTTGATTTCATCGTGGCCTCACAGGTTGCCGGTATCGCGGATTTTGAGCGCTGTACGCAGCGGCATGAGCACCTGGTGGAAAAGGCCCGCGCTGGAAATGGCGCAGCCGACCTTATGATTCAACCAGTAGGTCTGCGGGGCTGCAACTTCTGCCCAGGCCATGGGCGCCGGCAGTTTGGTAGCGGCGGTGAAGGAATTTGATGCTGTCACAATGGCCGTCTGCAGCAGGACCTGGCGGAACGCTATGTTCACGGTCTCGTCATTCCAGCAATTAGCCAATTTCTGCACCAGGCGCGGAGCTACCGGCACAGGGTCGATATTCCCCTGGTCGTCTTTATAGGAAATCTGGTCACCGTCGAGATCCGCATAAATGGATTTAAGCAAATCGTCGATTTGAGCCTGGGCGCCGGCATCAAGGGGCGCACCGGCAGGCGGTGAGGCTTTACCGGCTTTGACAGCGTTCCAGTAAGCCGCGCGTGCGTGGGCGGCGAAGACTGCCTGGACGACTTTACCGGTGGGGAATAAGATGGCTACCAATAGACATGCCAGCGGGACGGCGTAATTGATGATGATGGGTCCCCAGGTCCCGGCCTGGGTCGGCCATAGGGCGGTTATTATCGCTACCACCAGGGCCGCGAGAATTACCACGAACTGAGTCCAGTTTTCCTTTGTCACCTTTCACCTCCGAGTGAAATAAGAAAACCGCCTCCGTTAAGATTCCGGGGCGGTTATTAGAAACTTATTTGTATCTTGAGAGTAATTTACAAATATTTACGAGCAGATATTTCTTGAGTTATAAATTAGCGCAAGGCGATCACCTCTTTGCCAGTTCCGTGCACATTAAAATAATACTGGGAATATTTGAGACGAGGGCAATTGTGACTCCCCCGATGATGGCGTTTTTGAGGCTGATCCCTCCCTTCAATTGCTCAAGTCTGGTCGCCTCCCTGTTGCCGTTGCATTCCTTTTTCCATCCTATCAAGGTTTCAATATCCTGGCCATGGGCTACGCAGGGTAAGCCATTCACTTTTTTATGCAATGCATCTGTCGAGTCGGTCAGGGCGCCCATGGAGACTCTGACAGCATCCTGGCCGGCCTTGAGCTCGCCGAGTAACATATAAACCTGCTGATCATCCATAGGCCTACTCCTTTTAATCCAACGCTGTCGCCGTTACGACGCCGGAAATCACGGTTATTTTATAATGCTTGCCGTTGGTGGTGTCCTTGATAATTAATCCCTTGATGGCCTTGAAGGGTGAGGCCACCTGGCCGAGCCAGATCGTATCATCTACCATCGGGACCAGGGATTCATCCGTGGTATAAATCTCAACGTAAGAAGCCGATATATCCGTTTCAAATCCAACAGTATCTCCATAAGAAGTCCCAGCGGAATTGACTGCGTAGGATCTGATTCGATAGGAGGTGTTGGCGGAGAGCCCGGTGATCGGTAAGTCATATGCCTCTACGCCGAAGTCACCATCCTCATGGACTACGGTGTCATCGTCGATGTTTGGATCGCCGGTGGTTCCTTCTTTATAGCAAAATCCCCGGATAGTGGGGTTTGCCCCGCCTGTCGCTGTGATTTCCCCGTTTGCTGTGCATGTGGTTTTTTCTATGGCTGTCGGAGATTGAGTAATTACCGTGGCAGGCTCGATGGTCGCGCCGATTCCGTAAACACTGAAATCCCAGCCACCTATGCTTGAATAATTATGAGGGTTGCTATCGAACCAATCTTCACCACCGTTATATAGAAGACCGCCGCCGCCGGATGTGTCCATTTCGACACCGGTGGATGGGGAATATATCCCGATGATATCCCCTGCCTCTACAGCGATATTAACTTCAAAGGTTTGCTTGGAACCTGCCGTTATCGCTCCGAGAGTGGCATAATCTCTGCATGTCCAGGATGTACCGCTTCCATAAAAAGTGCCGACCTTGAGTCCGGCGGAGATGTTGGATGCGCACCAGATCTCAATCGAAGTTAGGGCGCCGGATTCATTCGCCGGATTATTCAATGACAAGTACATCTGGAAAGGGGATGCGCTACTACCCCTATCTATCGCAGCAGAACCAATATCAATAGCCATTTAATCCGCCTTACAGATGTAGAACTTTTTGTCACTAGTATTCTGGTATATCCGGCCTATTGCCAGGTCGGGCTCGGATGCAAGCTGCTCAATGTGCATATTCACAGCTTCGTTGCCGGCGAAGTCTAAATCACCCGTCATGGGCACGGAACCATCGGCCATGAAATCACCACTGCCCTCTGCCGCTACGATGAATTCCAACCCAGAAGCGTCTGACTTGACCGCGACCACCTTCCCGCCCTGGTCGGTGTAAGACGCGGGCGCATCGGTTAAATCTGTGAAGGCGCTTGCGCCTCCTCCGGACCCTGCGATAGCGCACCAGTTCGTCCCGTCAAAGATAAGCAGGGCATAATCACTGGCATCGTCGAGGGTGATATCAATGCCGCCAGGAATCCATATATTACTCACGCCATGCTTGAGAACGATGGTCCGGGCCCCATCAGCCGGCCTGATCAGTAGAATCTCTCCTTCTCCGCCGCCGTTGATCGAGATGAGGTCATCGCTGGCCGCGTCTGACTCAGTATCCACCGTATGATGGGACTGCGTTTTCTCGATCACTCCGTCCGCAATGGTTAATTCCTCGGCCTCCTCAAGGGCGATGTTGGTTTTGAGGAAATTGAGGTTATCGCGCACATGGGCATTCAGGTCCACTGAGGTAAGCAGCTCGGCTACCCATGTTTTCGGCGCTGTCCAGCTCAAATTTCTACCATCCTATTATGTGATCCCCGTCGATTAAATCCGTATCAATCATAAATAGATTTCCAGTCTGCAGGGCGACCGTATCACCCAGGGACATTTTTATCCGGGGGGGCTGGCCCGGAGTGCCCTCTATGGTTATGCTGTTGACAATACACGCGGAATCAAGTCCGGCGATGGTGTTTTCGATGGTGATCAAATCGGAAAGTTTAGCGGCCAAGCCCTCCGCGATGTGCTTCCCTAACAGAGTAATATCGATTTTCCCTTTAGGTTCGGCGTAGAGCTGTTTGTTATTCTCGCAATACGCTTCTTGGAAAGAAGCATCCATGACGTGATATTTTTGGATTTTGGTACGCCGGCCGTATTTATTTAAACTATCGTCGGCAAGCGAAATATAGACTAAATCGTTCCACCTGACCACGCTCTGCCAGTTACCGCCTCCCACATCAATGTAAGCCAGTTCGTAGCTGTAATTCGGGATCATCACCCGGAGATCATTGAAAATCTCCGTGTCGTCATAGCCGAGAGTAAGTTCCTTGAATTCATTCATTTGCCCTGGCCTGCACGGCATCATAAGTAGCTTTAATAATACCCCCGGTGTCAGTGGCGCTCATTTCCAAATTAATGGTTTCGATTATGAAATCAGCACTCAGCCCCATCGATGGTATGGTTATTGTCACTTTGTCGCTGATCAATAGTTCTAAAATAGCAGTGATGAGCTCGGTTGTTGTGCCGATTATTCTAAAATTCACTTTGGCGTAAGGCTCGATATACCGGTCGAGCGCGGCAGTAACTAAAGATTGCACCGTGCTGACGTCGTAGCCTATAGGCCGATCTAAACGTAAAGACCTCCGGCCGTATTTGTCACCCGAACCTTCATCAACCCCCCGCACTAATTGTTCGGATCCGGCTGCTCCCACAATAGCCAATACGTCATTGATGATGTCGTAATCATCGAGATCATATTTAAGGTCGGTGAGGTCGGTATTAGTAAGAATCATACCAACCTCCGGAGTCTACTCTCGTATTGCAGATTACCCTCCGGGTCCATGTAATATCGTCCCAGCGCGAGAGCCGCTACGGGATCGATAGCCTGTTTAGCCGTCAAGTAATCGTAGCCAGGTTTAAAAATGACCGGGTAAGTTTCGGTCTTAAAACTCATCTCTGATCCGTAAACATAAGTGTCATCCGGCAGAATAATGAAGGCGCGATAATAATAAGTCCTTCCTGCGCTGAGGCCCGGCCAGGTATACCAAAAATCCATAGAACTGGAGATATGATAAGGATCCTGAGCCCACCAATATAACGTCTGCCATGAGTTGCCCCATTTCCATTGCCAGCCTGCTTGAACAGGGGTGTCCCCTGTATATCGAGCTCCGATGCAAGCTGAGGTTTTTGTTATATATTTGGCTTGGAGAGTCTCGATCGAGCCCCCACCGACAGTGACGAATGATAACCACTCCCCGGTTTCTGTGATCTCACCCCAATCCGTCGCGAGAACTCCATAGGCTGCGAACCAGTACTCCGTCCCCGGCAGCAGACTTCCCCACGTATAATTAAATAAACCTTCAAGATTCTGAGAAGGGCTATTATAGGGCTCGTCACTTAGTTGAAAAAAGCAATCTGCGAGTCCGTTGTCATTTCTGCCATGAATATCCGCCCCCTGTGTGGCTATGTTTGTGGCTGGTGACGTCACTATATTGCCTGTGAGCGGAGTGGTGTACTCAATAACCAAACATAACCCGACAGCGTACCAACCGGGCCAGTTGAAAGCATATCTGTATTGTTCCGGGGGAGAGGCCCCCGCGATATCGTTCTGAAAACGGATCCCTAAGGACGTCTTTCCGTCCTCTCTATTAAAGAGGCAATCTATGTCCAGGTCGGCTTCAACCCACGCTCCGGCCGAACCGGTAGTGCCAGCGGGAAAGGAGCCTACCACATCAGCGCATCCTTTTAGATAACCATAATCGGAATCAACCTTAGATCCAGCTGTGATGCCAGGAGCATTGACCACGTCTACTGCCGGGCAGTCTCCCACATATTCTTCGTCTCCGTAGTCGTTGAGTCTGTGGTACGTCCCTCTATTGCGGGCGTATATTCTCATTTTAACGGAGACGATAGTAATTTCTTCATGGTTGAGACTGATGGTATCAAATACCCCGGCCAGCCTCTCTAAAGACCATACCTGCCAATCCCCTCCATCGAGAGAGTTGTGCAAGGTATCCATCGACGCGATATATGCCCATCCCCCCCCTGAGCATTCCGCAGCTCCCCACATCTCCTCCCAGCTATGGTGATATCCTTCCGGGTATCGATTATCCGCCAGATTCGACCATGAGTGAATCTTAGAACTTTCCGCATTGATATTAGATGAGGGCATTATGCTTCCCTATGGAACCTTGACTCGTACACCAGTTTCCCCTCTCCATCGACATAAACCCTTCCCACACCCGAGTCAGCGATCCGCTTCAGCAATTCTTCAGCTGTTATGTAATCGTAGCCTAAAGATTCCTCGGTCGTTTTATGGAAGGCGTCGGCTATATAAAATGTGTAGCTCATTTCTTGAATTCAAACGTATCGGGGAATAGCGTTATAAGTCCACCATCTACGTCAATTGCGCGACGCGATGCGCTCCAGATCACGGCATCTAAAACCTCTTCCACAGAGGCGCCATCTGACTGATTTACCTTATCATCCATATCCTGTATCACGATGCACTTAGCCAGTAGATCAATACCATCAGTGGCGTAAAAGTAAGCCTCCTGGCGATCCTCCATGGGATAGAGTGTGATACGATTCAGGTACCCGTAATATAGATCGTAGGTAACCTCGTTATAGATGGCCTGCACCCTGACCGGCAGTCCCAGACGTATCTTCGGATATAATGGACTTGTAGTAAGCATTGGGTAATATTTGCCAGTAGCATTGTTCAGTGTCAATTCCAATGTAGCAGCGGGGTATACGTGATCGTCCTGCGATTTACCCCTGGTGATGCGGAAAGACTTTACATCGCCGGTTATATCATCATCCGTGAAATCATGGGCGCCGTGGAGAGCTACGCAGTCCCAATCTATGCATATGGAATACGTGGGGTTTATCACAGATGCCCTCCCGGACTATAAAAACTTGTCTGTGTTTGCGGTGTAACCAATCTGCGGAGCTCCTCACTAAAATATCGGCTGAGATCACGTACCAGGGCACGCTTAGACATATCATCCCCCACGTAAGTGCCTATGGGCATGCTTACATTTACCGTAATTCCTTCTCGTGGGATGATCTCCGCTAACCGATTCAATGGCATAATAGCTTCAGGACCATTGTCACCGACTATGGCCCGCATGGGTTTCATAGCAATTCCCCCAAGTGCGAACGACGGTTCAGTGCCATAATTAGCGCGCCACCATGCCCGCTGGTTCTCGATATCACTGGATGGGGCAGAAATAACAGGCGCCGCTTTTGCCGCGTTAGATACGGGGGAAGTACCCCCGGAGGAAACCCCAGCCGCAACCTGCCGGCCGGTTGACGCCGTGGGCTGGCCACTGAACAAATTGTTCCAAGCGTTTTGTATATCAGAGCAGATTTGTTGTATCTGCACCCAAGCATCCTTAAATGGCTGTGCCAACCAATCCCCCACTGTTACAAAGGCGTTCTTGACCCCTTCAACGACGCCCTTAAAGAAGTCCACGACCGTATTCCACGCGTTTATAATCCCGTCCCTGGCCTGCATGAATGCCAGGCGCGCCTGGTTGATGGCGATGTTAAGATTGTTACGAATGATGTCACCCACAATTCCAATCAATTGGCCAAGCCTGTCCCATTCGGTCACCAGGGCATAGACAAAGAAAGCCACGCCACCGATCGCCAATACAAAGGCGCCGATAGTCACCAGGACCGTGCCGCCAAAAGCGGCGGCTACGGCTATGCCGACTGATTTAAGGGCGCCGCCGATTACACCGAGGGAAACCGCAATAGCGCCACTCCATCCGCCCCCAAGCAATATAGGCAATGCCGCAAACGCAACTTTTAATATACCAACGGCACCACTGATTTGGATTATTGCCCACGCTATACCAGCAAGCGTGCCAATGACAGCAGCTAAGGCAGCGACAGCAAGCGCAATACCAGTTATCGCCCGGACCGTCTCAGGATTCTTGGTGGCCCAATCACTGAGCTCGTTGAGTTTCTTGGTCAGTTCGTCAATGCCTCTCGTGGCATCCTCGGCGAACGCGATCCCCACCATATTAGCAACCATCGTTTTCCAGGCCAGATCTAATTTCTCCATGGCTTTTTGAGAGGCAGCGAGTTTCTCTATCGTGCCATCAGATACTACGGATATTTCCCCAAACAACTTCCTCCAGTTTTCCCCCAGCGCGGGTAAGATTTTCTGCCCGCCTTTGCCCAATAAATCCGTAGACAGGGCGATCTTATCAACGCCCTCGGGCATCTTAGCCAGGGCGTCCAGGATTGCCCCAAATTGCTGGTCAATGGGTAATCCCATCAGGTCCTTCCATGAAATCCCCAGCTTACGGAACATATCGATGGCGGCCTGGTTACCTTCACTGGCGGCCACAATATTGTCCGACATCTTCTTGATAATGGTGATCATGTCGTCACCGGTTTGCCCGGTTTGGTCCATGACGGCCTTCCAGCGCTGAGTTGTCTCAATGTTCATCCCCAATTTAGCAGATAGGTTCGTAATATCTTCTGCCCATTGAGCCGAATCTTTAAACGCCAGCACCATGGGAGCCGTAATAGCCGCAGCCATACCTATCCCGGCCAGGCTTACTTTTTTAAGTTCGTTCTGGATATTGCCCATCGAGCGCGTGAAAGCTTTCTCGGCATCACCTATTTTTTTATTGAAGTCCACGACATTGGCGCTTACAACGAACAGCATTTTCTTCTCGACGTCAGCCATTTTTCTTTTTCCTTACGACTTTTGCATTCATAGACTTAAACACCGCCAGCATATCCTCTGGGGTTTGCGCTTTCTTGGTCTCTTTGCCGGGCATGAAATCCTGCGGAGTGAAAGCTTTGGATTTGGAATCGCGGTGAATATTAGCCAGCACCGCGCAGATCAGGCCGGCATGGAAATCTTGACGTTCAATTATAGACGCCCTGCGTTTTGAAAGGGCGTCGAATTCCTTGAGAGTCAGATTCCAGAATTCTTCCTCGGAAAGATTAAGATCCTGCCTCCCTATGGCCCAGATAGTCAGCCAGTCGAGAGGCTCGCCGGGTTTGGGCTTGCTTCTCCCTGGGGGACGGCCGCCCCGACAACCTTGGGGATCAACTCGATAAATTCCATCATTTTGTTGACGTCGACCATATACTTGACGTCTTCCAGTTTTAGTGTCCTGTCTTCCCAGAGCAAACAAGCCCACAGGAACGGCACGATTTCCTTTTGAGTGAAGGCAGCAGGATCAGCAGTTCCCGAAAGCACATCAATCCCCGTGACTTCCTGAAATTTCTCCATGCCGCCCAGGGTCCATCTTAGATGCCGTTCCTTGTCTAATACAATTGGAATCGCTTCCATAAAACCTCCAAAAAGGGGCCCGGTGATTAACCGGGCCCCTCGACACAATTTAGCTTGCGGCCCTGAATACGTGTATGACGTAGGATACCGGTACCTTGCCGGTGTCCTTCTGTGAAATGGTGATATCCGTGATTGACCCCGCTGCGCCCAGGGCAATCGCCGTCGAGGCCGCGCCCGAAGTTACCGCAGCGCCATTGACCGTGATTACACCCGTACCATGCGGGGTCACTGTTACCGAGCTTACCCCGGTCAGTACTGTGGCGATATATTCATAGACATCATTGGCCGGATCCGGCGAGACAACGGCGCTTTCTGAGATGGTGAAGTAGTCCGTGGTCAGGCCGTCCGATTCAGTCTGGTTTACGGTGACCTCGCCGGAAATCTTGATGACGACTGTCAAGGCGACTTTGCCGTCAACCTTCACATCGCCGATCCCCCATTTGGTGATCACGCCATTGAATGTCACGGTGGTTCCGGTCTCAGCGGGGAAGATCAGTTCAAAGGACTGGACCAGCTTGGCCACCTGGTCAGCTTTCAATCCCCCCTGGCCATCCGCGTCGGAGGGATCATAGTTGCATTCCAGCGTTACTTCTCCACCTGAATAAAGTGTCCCGATGAATTCCCTGAATCCGCTCGTCGAATTCAAGGTCGTGGTGTCCATTGTCTCGAGCGTAATCTCTACGGCCGAGATTGAATTGACCGAACCGATAGTGTGGCCGTCCCGTTTGAGTAATGTACCCATAGCCCAAGTAGTCATATTATTTGCCTCCTGTTTTGTGAAATAAAAAAGCACCCATCGCGGGTGCCTATGAATGATAGTTAGTGGTTATCTATTCGTTGTACTGGATAAAATAATCCGCTGCGCAGAGGAAATACAAAGAGTCCGATTCGTAGAGGTCCCTCTCGTCATCCAATTGAGCACTGACCCTGACCCCGCCGACTCCCCCGATGACCTCGTTGTTCTTCTTGTGCAACGCCAGGCGGAGTTGCGCGGCGATGAATTTAGTCTCGTGATAAGTGTCCGCGAAAATCGAGAACTGAAACCGCGCATTGACTGAATCTCCACTTGCGTCCAGGGATACTTCGCGCACATCCGATATCTTTTGAAAAACAATATAAGGGGCCGCAGTGTCATTTGGTGTCCTTGCGTAGGATATTTTTGCGCCCACTAAAGCCGCCAAACCTGGTTGCGCGATCAAATGAGCCTGTAAAGCGTCTTCAATAATCATCTGCAGGCCCCCAGAATCATGTCCCAGAATTTGTCTATGATCTGCCTGTAAACCCGGCCCTTATTAGCATCCACAGCCGGCCGGAAAAAAGGATGTGCTGGCATGGATCCGGTATACCTCCCGGTTGTCTTCTGCCTGCGCGGGGCCGTCCCGTATTCAACTAAATGATCATGCGGAGCGTTGGAGACAGCAGCCGCAGAGCGGGGAAAATTGGATATCTGCCTTAGGAATTTGGCTTTGATTCCTTTCTTGAGATTCCCGGTCGGGCCCTTCGGAGCGTTCGCCTTGGCGGCCGCAGCGATAATCTTGGCGCCCTCCATCATCACCGGCTCGGTCTTTTCATTCGGCAGAGATTTAGCCAGAGCTAATAAGGTCCGGTGGAATTCCTCTTTGCCTATTATTTCAACGGTAAAATCGCTCAATCCAGTGACTCCGTATACATGATGATTAGCTCTTTATTGCGTTCCTGCGGATTTAAAATGGAAACGATAGATAGATACCGGTCGCCAAATTTAATCCTCCAGGTCGGGAGGACGTCGGAGCGGTAGCGGATCCTCACCCTTCCATCGACTTTTGATTCACCCTGTTGCCCGGCGAAATACCATGAACCTGTTGAAGGTTCTACGGCCGCCCAGACGGTCGCGACGTCCGCCCATATGTAAACCTCTTCACGGATGGCGTTAAGCCCTGCAACGGGCTGCTGAAGGATGATATGATGGCGGAGCTTGCCTGCTTCCATTAAAATACCCGGTCCAACCAAAGTAACGAATCCACGGCCATTGGGACCTCGGTCAATGGTTTCTCGCTGACGACTTCTCTGTTTTCGTAGAGGTGCCCTATTAAAAGAAGCATGGCCTGGCATACCGTTGCCGGGACCGCCGCGGCAGCCCCATACCCGGCTGTGAACTCTACGCAGATCCCGTTCTTTTCTCTCAGAGTCACCGATGGCCAGCTCTTCCCGTAAGCAAGGTGGATCTCTCCGGGTTGAGATACGGCATCGACATAATAGTCAGCCGCGGCCATGGTATATTCGGTGTTCGCAGTGTCGTAATATTTGATCGACTCCACAGAAACAAGTGGAGGAAGAGGAATTCTGATATAAAAAGGCCACTCGTCCAGCCAGAGATACCAGCTTTGAGTGATGAAGGCTCTGTTTTGAAAACCCTCACAATATACTCTTGCAGCTTGGATTAATCTGGTGATCGAGGCGTCCTCAACAGAGGCGCCCCCGCTCTTAACCACGTCAACACCGAAGTCACAGTTAGCGACGGCGACCGTGGCCACGGCCCGAATGTATCTTTTAATGCCGGTATAGGCCTTCCCGTAGGTTGCGTTGTCATTGGATTCGGTGACCTGGCTAAAAGCTCCACCGCTGACATCTACCCAGGTCGTCCCGTTGTCGGAATCCTGGATCTTTACATCCACGGTCCCGGATGCCCCGTTGGTCAGGCAAACCAGGTTCACCAGCACGCCATATCCCAAAACGTCAATAGGCGTGCCTACCAGGGAATAAGCGGCAGCAACTGCATGGGCCCCATGAGCGATAGTTGATACGGTCGAAGTGTCCCCGGCCACGCCGGGATCCAAACGAAGATGAAGCTTGGCCTCGGCTAAACTGACCGGCTCAACGGCGGGCGCTGTTTTAATTTTGAGCATATTCGCCTCAACTGAACGTAAAATACTTATCCTGTTTAATGATCTTCGCGTGGAAGGGAATCTTCTCTTTATACCTCTCGAGTTGATGGCTTAATACTTCGGACCCGGTGAAAGCAACGTTTTTCTCCCCATCGATCTCGAACTGGATGATCAAATAATCACCCTTGTTGACTTTTGAGGGGGAGATTTTATATCCGGTCACCAGGACTTCTGTGTTTAATACCTCGGCCAGTTTTCTTTTGCGGCCCTCCAAGGGAAAGTCCCGGTTGTCCGCGAAGTCAGAGAATCTTTCAGGCACATAACCTCTTCATCTCTTCTAAATTAAGGCTGCGCTTGAAATTGTATGCGTTGCACCACTTCAACCAGCCCTCGGTTGAGGCGATGGAAGACCTCAGGGAATCGACGGAGATCTTCCCGGCCTGCAGCATCCAGGGGAGCGATCGGAGTCTCTTCTTGACCCGTTTGGCCGTGCTCTTCCTGAGCAAAACATATCCTGGGAAATGCCGGTACCCCAGGAAATCGATGCCATTTTTCACGGGAAATAGACTCTCCCGGCTGATTTTCAGAGCTAAATTATTTCTCAAGAAATACTCTATGACATCCCGCATCTCGCTCAGAAATCCTCTATCCTTATGCAAGAGGATGAAGTCGTCGCAATAGCGGATGTAGTGTTTAATTTTCGGTTTCAACATCTGGTCCAACTCATTTAAATAGAGGTTGCCCAGCCACTGCGAGGTATAATTACCGATCGGGATATTCGTGGGCCCTTCGATGCTGTAGATGATGTCCTTCAAAAGCCAGAGAGTGTCAGGGCATTTAATCTTCCTCTCAACGATCTTATAAAGGATGTCGTGGTTGATTGAGGCGTAGAATTTAGAGATGTCCATTTTGAGGCAATAACCTTTCGTGGCCCGCATAAACTCCATGGTCCTGCGAGAGCCTGAGTGAATTCCTTTGCCCTTCCTGCAGGCGTAGGAGTCGTAAATAAAGAGGTTGTCCCAGATCGGCTCAACCACATCCATCAAAGCATGCTGCACTACCCTATCAGGATTAAAGGGCAGACGATAGATCAATCTTTCCTTCGGCTCATGGACACTGAATATTCTGTAAGGCGAGGTGGTGAATGTTTTATTGATGAGGGATTGCTGGATTTTGAAGAGGTTCTCGTCGAGGTCACGTTCGAACACAGCGATCGTATTCTGCCAGCTTTTGCCCTTGCGGGCGTGCTTATAAGCCTGGTAGAGATTATCTTTGTCCACTATGGCCTCGAATAAATTACCGTGTCGTTTCATTCTTATTGTGCCGGGTGAGGTTCGATCACTCTACTATTCACCCGGCAACTCCTGTTTTGTGTTCCGCTTTCGCGAGGTTGTTGAGTTCAGTTAGGATTGCGCCCTAAATCTGCGAGTGCCTGCCTGCCGATATTCGTATTCGTATTCCAGCGATAGTTATTCGCATTCCGATACTGCGAGCTGCAATTCGACGAATTATTCCAATTACCGCCTGCCAGCAGTGCCTTCCATAACTCAACCAACCTACTACACGTTGTAGCCAATTTTTCTCGCGCTCCGTTTTCCGTTTTACAGCGCGTCCGCGAGCGCCCGCCCGCCGATATTCGCATGCGTATACCAGCGAAAGTTAGCCGCAGACCGACACCGCGAGCCGCAACGCGACGAAGCATTCCAAAGACCGCCCGCCAGCAGCTTCACATCCCCATACGTCCCCTGCTTATAAAGGGAACCTTTCGATCCAGGAAGATCGTAATATGCCCAAGCCTGACTATTCAGGGCCAGATCGAGGTTTGCGTCCACATTGTTGGCGTTGTTACATTCCAACTGATGATGCGTGACATTATCGTAGTAAAGTGCAACGCCGTTGGTGGCTGCTGAGGCATCGTGTTTGATTTGCAAAAAATAGGATGGGTTGTTAGTAGGAATAAACGCGTCTTTTGTGATAGTGGCGATATTGCACAATAACCTGGCCGGGGCAGTGCCGTCATCGTCGAAGTAAACCTGCCCGATGGCGCCGGTAGAAGGATCAGCTTCGTATTTAATCGGCACCTTGTAGTTAGTTGGCCCGATATATTTATCCGCATCGGTGGCCAGGTCACTGGCCAGGTAATAAACCCCATTGGCACCTTGCTTGAGGTAAATCACTGCGCCTTCAGGGGAATCGGTATGTACCACCGCAAAGGTCAGCGCCGCGGCTGTCACAGTCCCGTCCGGATTGCACTGATAGGACTGGTCCCTTAACCATTGAAACATGGCGCCGCAGCAATCTTCCAGTCCGAAATTAGAGATCATCCTTCTGTAAGCCGTGTCCAAGTGTCTGCCGGTGGTCACCGGATCCGCCGATCCGAGTATGTTAGTTTCCTCATTGGAGCCGGCTGCTGCCGCCTGGAATTCCAGATCATCAAGGAAGCGTTTGCCCACGGCAGCGTAATCATCGGCAAAGTCCAGCCAGGTGCGGGTATCTGAAATCGTTGCGCCGTCCGCCGAGGCCGTGGAAGCCCCGGTCCCGGAGGTCAGGTAGATATCAACCCACTTATTGATGGTGCTCACCCAGGCCATACCTTCCGGTTGGCTCCTGGGCCGGTGTTTCAGGTCCCAGATAGAAGCGGGTAAAATGCTTCCCGTGGTATAGGTCGTCAATGTGTGCCCTGAGATCGTCCCGACATCCCGGCACAGAGTATGAAACCCGCCGATCTTGCGTGAGCTCGTCGCATCAAAACCGGAAGGGAAAGTTGAGGCTTTGGAAATTTTGAATACAAGCGTGCCCGTGCTGTCGCAGGCATAGACGTAGTAATTGACCGCGCTTTCCAAAGTTGTGATCTTGATATCGTCAATCCAGACGTCGATATGTCCGGGGTCAGTGACTGCATTGAGGCCTACGCTGATAACCGCATCTCTGGCTGCGGAAGCCGCAGTCATCGACATGATTACCCTGGTTTGAACGTTGGCTTTAAGCGCCCCGATAACCAACGATTCAGAGGTTGAGACACAACCCGAATCCTCATCGTAGACAATTGACAGCACGCCGGCCGCCAGGTTCACACTCGATGTGATCAGGAAAGAAATCGCCCTTTTCCCGGTGGCGCTCCAATCCTGCGCGGCGAAGTCTTTATAAGCCAGAAGCCCGGTCGCGAAAGCATCTTCGATATGGAGTTTCACCTGGCCGGCGTCATTGGAAAATAATACATTCGTTGAAGGGGTCCAGGTCCCTGCCCCGTCCTCGATCACCACATCAGCAACGTAATCATCCAGGTCCGCGGGAAGGGTGACGTTAGTATCCGTATCGATCAAAAACCAGTTATCCCCGATTCTCATGGGGATTAAATTCGAGCCGGTGACCTTTACCTTGTCTTTGTCCGTTGCGTGAGCCTCAACTATCCGGTCGAGTTTATTCAGAGGAAACGAGGCCAGCACCGCGGAGGCAATCTGGCTGTCGGAGACGTCTTTAGTAACCTTTCTATTTGCCATCAGTCACCTCTTTCGCGGCATTTGTCACCGCTGTAATAGTCTCGAAACCCTTGCGCTTCCACTCCGGTTTCGGATTAGTGATCTCTTCTGTCACCCATTCACCATCGGGCTTGTCCGGATCCACGGGCCTAACCGCCCTGGTAACCTTGGCCGTATCTACTTTGGCCAGCGCTTCCAGGTCAGCCTTGGCCTGTTTGGCAAATTCAGGCATCTTCAGGAGGTTCTCGTAATCCGGGCGGGTAGCTACATATTTCGGATATCCTTTCATATTTCACCCCTATGCTTTCGTGGGATAGACTTTCAGATTATAGGTAACACCGGTGTCCGGTTTGGTCATCGTTATGACTGTCGGCGCGCCGCTCAGCGTGCCGTCAGTTGTAAAGGTTGGTGTCCCAACTGCGACTCCGTTTACATATTCCATAATTACCTCCTATACTAAGTAGCCGGTATCCACCGCGGCTTCATATTCAATGGTGACCAGGAGATTAACCGGGGTCGCGCCGGTGCCCTGCACGTCCATAACAATTGTCTTGCCGGCCGCCAGCTCCACTATTCCTGTGTAGCCGACCTGCTGGTCTACCGCGGTTATATTCGCCTTAGCGGCAGTGACCGCGCTGATAAAGGTGACTGCCTGTGAAGCACCGCCCTTTACGGCGGCGCTGGTCAGATCAGCCTGCGCAGCAGTGACCGCTTTCACGACGATGGATTTTATTAAGCAGGCCGCAGTGGTTACTGTGGCAATCGTCACTAACCCGTTGGTGTTGGCTGCCGATGTGATGGCCTTCTGAAAGACCTGGTTTACCCCAGCCTGCCTTTTGTACACCCCGGAGGCCAGGGCAGTGGCGGGATCAGTGGATACTGCTATGGTGCCTGAGCCGGGGAGTCTTGGTTTAACCTGGTCCAGTAAAATATCATTGACCGAATCGGCCACGTTGGACGCCGGGATGGCGGTGTTAAATGCAAGGTCAGCAGCGGCATTGAAGTCGTCCTCCGGTACCGTGCCGAAGTCAATATTGGCTAACCCGGTGACTGTTACGACCCAGGTCGTCCCTCCATCGTTCGTGACTTCCCAATTACCCGTATCAGAGCAGATATATGTAGTCCCATTAGGTACGGGTGTTGGCCTGGTGTCCGCATATAACCCTGAATATACCAATGCGCTTAATCTTGTAACTGCCATAATTAGCCTCCGGCTTTATTTATAATTTATGCACACGCTCCACCCGGGATCACGTATTTTTCAATAATTATTGTGTAACGCCCTTTTGTTTTTCCCTGAAACGGCGTACACGTTCCCGTCCCTGTTCACGCTTCTTGTCTGTAACATCATGTGTAACGGCTGTCTCTGTTACAGTCTTGGAAATGGCCGTTTCAACATCAGCGGCCCCGGCTGATATCCATGCCGCGGCGGTCGCGTCGGTGGCCTCCACTATTGACCCTGCCAGGATAAGCACCGTGGGAGCGCCTGCCATCCGGATGTCTTTTAATAATCTGATTTTCATAATCACCTATAAATGGGCCGGAGGAAAGTCCCCCGGCCCATTGCTTCTTTGGACTTTTTTAATGGAAAAGGTGGAGATTGACAAACGGTGCGTTGGATGAGCCGGAGCCGGACATGTCCAGCGCTTCGCCCACGATCTGGCAGCCGCTTTCAAGAGTCTGGTCATTGGATGATGTCACGCTGCCGTTGCCCACGACGCAGATCATGCGGTCGTTGGCACTGTCGCAGGTGTTGGAGTTGGAGGTTATCCAGGCCGGGCCCGCCGTCTGAATCCAGAGATACTGGCCGGAGGTG